CACTAAGGCAGTTATAAGCTAATGTGTGCTTGTGTCTAAAACCACAACTGCAACTCAGAAGCTACCTTGGCCCCTCTAAAAAAATCTATTGAAAGGCCAGCTCTCTATCGCATGTACATGGCATTTGAAGTCTTACGTGCTAAGGAGCGGGAATTTCCAGCTCAACTCGTTTCAACTTTCCTCTATATCGCTAGCCATAACGGCTGTAGACAAGAGGATCTAATGGATGGAACAAGCATGAGTAGTTCATCCGTCTCTAGGAATGTCACTTGGTTAGGTCCAAGACATCGCTTAGGTAAAGAAGGATTAAAACTAGTCTATCGAGAGATAGATCCTGATGATCCTAAAAGGTATCGCATTTATCTGAGTCGCAAAGGGGAGCAAATGGCAACCCTATTAGAAAACACTTTGGAGGAAAAACTCTAATGGTTTCAAACCGCTTTTCTAACTATGAACCACCGCAGAACATCCACCTACTCACAACGTGGGGACAAGCTGCTGATTACACCTGGTGCAACCGTTGGAGGATGCAAAAAAGCTCCGAAACAGTTGCATTTCGTCGTCGCCGGATCTCAGATTCTATTGGGGAATCATTCCCACTACGGAAGATGGGGAGCCTGCATTTTTGGAGAGAGCTTCAAGCAGACATCCAGGAAACCGACAACGTGGACAACGCCACAGTCAATCGAGCGATTTCTTGTGCGACTTGTGCCTTGCGTTTCACCTATGAAGAACAGCTCCACTCAGTCAAGTGTCCGAGTGTTAAGCGTCTTCCAGAGGGGGGACCAAGGACCGAATGGTTCACACAAAAGCAAGTAATGAGAATGTATGAAATCTGCCTTGATCTTGATCGAGGTGATTTAGCAGACATTTTATTATTTAGTGCTTACACGGGGATTCGTCAGGGTTATGTATTGAACTATCTAATGAAACAGGATTTCGATTTAGAAAGGAATCTTGTTCGTGTTGGATATGACAAAGATCGACCCACGAAAACTGGACAACCCAGGGATATTTTTATCCACCCCAAAATTCTCCCGATTGTTGAACGTCGGATCAATAATCTTTATACCTTTAAAGATGATTGGACCAACCGACATCAACTCGATAGATCATTTAAAAGGGTCAGACGATTTGCCATGATTCCTGATACTTATGTTTGGCATTGCTTACGACATTCCTTAGCCACATGGCTGGGTGCTGTAGCAAAACCCAATCAAGTCAAAGACATCATGGGTCATGCCTCATTAAAACAAACAGAACAATACTGTAAGTTTGTGGTAAAGGCATCGGAAAATGCAATCTTGGCCCTGTAATATGTCTAAGTTCGATATAAAGAAGGTAGTCCAGTGCGTCTATCACTCATCAAAAGGGGTTGAAATGGTATCAGATGATACACATTTAACTTCTAAAAAGAGCCTCGCACTGGTCTTCCAGCTTCAAGAACCCTTAGCCCACCTGGCGGAATTGGTAGACGCGCTGGTTTTAGGTTCCTGTTAGTTTAGACCCCACTTAGACAATTAAACTCATGATTAGCGGCTGAAAGGCCGCTTTTTCATTGGGTTTTCCTTCATTCCCACTAGTGCAACTAGACAATATGGAAAATCTAGCTCAAAAGGAGCTTGAGGAATTAAGCCCCGAACAGTTCTCTTATTTCTTAGGACATGGAGAGACTGAAGATAAAGAAAAACAGAAAGAACTTGAATACGAAAGTTATCTGAAATCACACCGACAATTTGACCTTTGACTAAAAACTTAGCCGCCGATCTAAGTCTTCAAGGTCTCTCTGCAGAACAACTGCAAGGCGTCCTTGAGACTGAGTTGGACACTATTGAAGAAAAGTTAATAGCCCTGCCAACTAGATACTCAGAACCCCAATCAATTTCTCATCAATCAAATGCCAAAACCTAACCAATATGTTTTTGAATCTGAGCTCACTGGATTCATTAATGTTTTTGAAGATTCCGGTAAATATGAAAACCGGACCTTCTCATATAACATCCCTGCCAAAATAATTAAGCAGGTAGAAAAAGATAGAAAAGAACTCTTAAAATGGGTTGATTCAAAATTAGAAAAACCCGATAGAGTTGCACTTAATCCCGAGCCCTACGATTCAGAAGGGTTATGTAAATACAGTTACAGTGATACAGATAAAAAACCTATCCCAGTCTTTGTAGATACTGAAGGGTCTCCTCTTTCTGATTCTGATTTGCAAAGTCTAAGAAAAGGTACGAAAGCTGTATTAATTGTTAACCAAACCCCTTACACTAAGCCAGCCAAAGGCACCTCTTTAAAGGTCGTCGGTGTCCAAGTCACCAAGCTTGTCACTATGAGCGGGGCTAGTGATTCTGGGGATATGTCAGTTGATGATGTCAATGCCATCTTTGGCACAAGGGATGGATACAAAGCAGCTTCACCAACTGTTAGTGCTCCAGCTGCTGAGACATCTGCTGAAAATTACGACTTCTGATCATGGCTTTTCGCTCCACATTGGAGGAGCGAGTTTCTAAGTTCTTTGATAAGAAGAATGTTCCTTATATATATGAGGCTAGAAGCTTCCAATATGTATTGACTAGTAAGTACACCCCCGACTTTTTCATCGGGGATGTTATTTATGAAGTGAAAGGATTCTTCAAACCCTCAGAGAGGCGTAAGCATTTAGCTATAAAAAATCAACATCCCGACTTAGATATTCGTTGCATATTTCAAAGAAATAACACCCTTACAAAAAAAAGCAAAAGTACTTATGGGGATTGGTGTGACAAACACGGATTCCTTTGGTGCATTCACCCC